TTCGGTTACGGCAAACAACCTGCCCCTTGCACTGATTAACCTATTAATCCCAGCAGGGGCTGATACTGCCCCACTGGTTGGCACGGTTGTCACAGCAGAACCATCCCAGTACTTTAGCTGACCAGCTGAAGAGCCATCAATAAAGTAGAGCTTATCTGCTACCGTGGCCGTATAAACCCTATTACCAGACGTATACGCAGATGATGCGCCATTTACCCATCCAGTATTCCAAGACGAAAGGTATCTGAGATTACCACCGTAGAATGCAACCAGCTGTGTTGTGCTTGTATTCCTGTAGGAAGCCAGACCGCTAATATAGGAACTAACACCAGTGGATGGGGCTAGAACAAGTCCGAGGCGGGTATGGGCTAATCCGTTCTCATCCAGTTCAACATTAACCAAACTAGAACACTGGTTCTCACCCAAGATTCTGGCCTGAGTGTTGGAGTCTTCCCCACCGCTAAACTGCCTCTGCCCGTCGAAGACCAGAGGCGTATCTAGGGCTTCGTCAAAAATAATAGGCATGGCTTATTGGAAGCTGATCGTACTTCCCCCGTAGTCCCAGTCATCACGGCTCCACTCGCCGTTAAACGCAGCTGAGACCTCGAAGCGGGATGCGCCTTGTGAACGCTCGACGTTGCGAGCTAATGACAAAAGAGTGAGAGCTTCGGACTGTTTGGCCTGAGCCTTGGCGTAAGCCTGCTTGTATTCCAGCATGTCGGCCTCAACAAGGGTCAGCAGTGCTTGCTCTGCGGTATTGATCACGCACACATCGTCATCCTGCTCCATCGAGCGGTAGGCAGACACGCCGTTGTTTGTTATACGGATCTTGGTTTTGCAAAGAACTGAAAGGGTTCCGCTTTCGGATGGGGCACTTAAAAGCTGAAGCCTGATATTGCCAGCGTCAGACCTTGAAAGGATTACGAAGGATGTTGTATTGCCAGACTCAGTGAAAGAGCTTGGTGCCATCATAAATGCCGAGCCGTAGTTCGCTGGGTCGATTGCGGTTGTGCCGATCTTGACTGCGACAGGGAGATCCATGTTCGTATCAGAGATTGTGACAATGGAACTTCCAGAGCTGATGGCCTGAGTGGTCACAGCCATGCTGTTCGCCCAAAGCTGGCTGTCCCATATCATTTGGTAGCGATTCCTGCAAAATGTTTTAACAGCAGCTACCGCCCCAGCTGATGTGTCGTGGGTCTTAATACAGACCTGATTAGCAATTTGATCTAGTGTCATTTAATAGTTCCTATTTGTTTTTTTAATAGCTTCATATTTTTCTAACGCAATATATCATTAAAGTGTTAGTTTCTTGTTAGACAACATTCCCAAGCGTTTGACCGCTTCCAGAGCGTGTTGCGGTATTGCCATTTAATGCTATGGCTTTTCCAGCAGTTCCAGCAGTTCCACCAGCAGCGAAAAAAACGTCTGTATTGCACATATTTCCAGCGGAACGAGCAGTTCCAGCAACTCCATTTGCACCAAGACCACCACCCGCACCAGCATAACCCCTAAACCAACAGCTACAAAAACCAGACGAACAGGCATTTGTCTCCACAACTCCTCCAGCAGCTCCCCCAGCAGTGAGTGTTGCACCGCTACCTGCGGTAAGACCAGCACCATTGCCACCATTGCTAAGAAGCGTGCCATAACTAGTACTGACGTTCACGCCACCACCAGCACCTCCACCCCCGCCGATTACACCGTTATTGATGATTGTTGTATTGTAAGAAAGAGATATTGCAGTACCGCCATTGCCACCGTTTCTTGCGCCAGCGGATGAAATAACTCCTCCTGCGCCAGCAATATATACCCCACTTCCAACATTGATTGTTAACTCAGTTCCAGAAGGCCATGTATCAGTTATAAGGGATGGCGTTCCCGTGCTAGTGCTTCCTATATTTCCGTTTATATTAAATAAGACCGAAACACCGCTGCTTGGGATTTCTCCAGTCTGGTTCGTATAAAGAGTTTTTAAGTTTACATTATTCTGTGCGGTTACATTTACGGTTACCAGATTAACGAAGTATTTATTCCATACACCCGAGTCCCTTACCCAAATGGTCTTGATTTCAGACCAGTTGCCACCGTTCTTTATAAAGGCTTTTTTTAACTTCGGCCAAGTTCCAGCGTTTCTAATGTATGTAGTCGGCATTGGCTAAATAACATAGACTATGTCGCCATCCGCACCGCCAGTTGGCGTAGCGGTATTAGTTGTAACTGATCGTGAACCGTTTGCATTTGATCCAATCGTTCCAACCGAATGTGTAATAACTCCGTTCACATGAAGTTTTGTTGATGGGGTATTTGTTCCCACACCCACATTACCTGCTGCACTAAAGAATAGTGCCCCACCTGAATTGAGTTTTGCAGGCTCGATTGTTGAATTTGCTATTTTGCCGTTATCTACAGCAAGATCTTCTATTTTTGGTCGGGTCACCGAACCATCATATATCTTTGCCGATCTAACAGCTGAGTCTGCCAGCTGATCTGTATTAACAGATAAATTGCTTGGTACTGCATTTACTTGGATTACGCCTGTAACCCTTCCCTTTGCATCAACCGTGATTTGCGGGATCGATGTCGAGGCACCATAAGTTCCAGCCACTACTGTGCTGTCCTCCAGTTTCGATGCAATGACTGCGCCCTGCTGAATCTGGCTAGTACCAATAGCATTTGAAGCTACTCCAGTCCAAGTACCGCCCGAAACAACTAATACACTTCCATTATTCGCAGCAGTTACTTGAGGTAAATTCCCAGCAAGCACAGAAATCGAATCCACATATGCCTTCGTTGTTGCATCGCTTGCAGACACTGGCGTTGCAATACCAGTAACCCGTGTGGTTCCAGCATCATAAATAGAAGATGAGTTCTTCTTTAGAAAGTTTGAGGCAGCAACTTTGCGGATTGCTGTTGCGCTATCATCAGCGATTGGAAGTGTATCGGTGTCGGCAACTGGATCTGTAAGAGCTGTGAGGCTTGTGATAGCCGTCACATTCATGCTCGCATCTTCCACAAGCTGATGGAGCTTGATATTTGTCAGCTCCTCAGTGGAGGTAAATGTCTTCCCTTTGGTAAAATTCGGCATCTCTTGGGTACTCTATTGGTAGCTTCTTAGCAGTCAAGAGCAGTTATTACAAACCTAAAAGAGACCAGCTGGGGCTTTCGCAGTCAGCCCTCCGTACCTGTATGGTCTTCTTTTGCCCCAGTTTCGCTATGGGCATAATCATCCAAGACCCAAACGGCTCAAGCCATATAGCCATGATATCGATGTCATGCTTCTTATATATGCCCCTCTTGGATGTCTTATGGCTTACACATACCCTGCACCTGCTTGTAGACCTTGATCCGACCCTGTTTAACACTGTCATCCAGCTGCTTTTGACCTGAACCTTGTGGATCTTACCACCAGAAACAACCAGCCAATCGTATGGCTGGGAGTCTCCAATAGGCTTACAGGGAACCCCACCCCTCTTAAGAACCTCCAAGCAGAACATCTGTTCGGCCAGCTCGCCGAACTTCTTGCCCTCTTTCACCTAGCAGTTCCAAGCCCTCAGAGATTTATTGATTCGTGAGTCTGGATCTTTAGCTGTCGAGCTAGATGTCAGCTTTTTCTTCATGCCAAGCATTCTGGCGCAAAAAGCCTTCCTTCTTTCCCTGTCGGCATCTGTCTTGGGGTTTGGTGCTGGTGCCTTTAGATTGCCTCCCGTAGCCCGATTGTAGCTACGTCTGCCAGCCTCGTTTAATCCACCAGATGGATCTTTGCCCTCTTTGCGCTGCCAAGCTGGGCTTTTATACGACATTTACTGCCTGCCCCTTACGCATAACCGTCTTGGTGTCGTGGCTACCCCAAGCCTTTTCAAACACACGCCTTGGGGTCTTGATGAATCCACCCTTGGATTCGATAGCCTTGTACCCTGCCCTGATCTTGTTTGCGGTAATTGTGGGATCATAGGCAGTCCCGATAAAAGCAATGCTGGAAGGTACGGTAACCCTGTTGGGAAACTTGTCCCTATCTTCAACTGGCAAAACCCTGATGGTTGTTGACCCGTCAGCCTCACGATACTCGTATGCTGGCATGCCATCTGCTTAGCAGTTATAACTTATCCTGTAAATAGAAAACCCCCCATTTCTGGGGGGTTCTCTAGACTTGCGGGGACGTACCCCAAGTCACGACTCTAGTTAAAGAGTTACGAGCTGATCGTGCGAGTTCTGCTCTTTAGAACACGAGCCTTCTTGGCGTTCAAGATTTGAACAGCCCAATGCGCTTTCCATCCAGCATAGATATTCTGGTTGAGAATATCAGATTTATCGGGTTTATCCACGATAACAACGGAAGGAGCGTAAGGGGACTGGCCACCATAATTGACCGTACCAAAGGCACCATTCGTAAGAACATATGTCGAGACCGTGTGTCCAGATGAAGAATAAGTTCCTTCAGTGGATTCTTTCCAAGCATTCGTGTGCTGTTGCACATTCACACCATAGATTTGACCGAGCTGGCCTTTGACAATGTCAGAGACACCAGTTTTGGTATTGTATTGTGCGATGTTAACAACGGTAGAATCCTTGAGCAGATCACCAGCGACAGTCGGATCAACGATAGCGTTAAACTCTTCGTTTAAGCTGACATTCTTATCCAAGCGGATGAGCGTAGCTGCATCCAAAAGGTCGGAAGGGGTCAGGTAAACAGGGGTAGAGCTTGCACCAGCGGTTGCGAGTGTAGCGAAATCAGTCGCTGCACCAGCATAGATCTTGCTGACGGTATTGCCGTAGATGTCCTGAGTGCGGGCTGCTGCGATAGTATTTGCGATACCAGCAGCTGCGGTCACACCCTGAAGGGCATTACGAACAACGGTGTCCAAGTGGAGAGCCGCATCGAGCGTCAAAGCACGGATACCTTCCTGCAGGGCTGAGAACAGCTGGCTGTAGTTAAGGATATCTGTGACCTTGAGTGCTTCACCGACTTGCGTAAGGGGAACATTGATCTTACGGAGTCCAACTTCACGATAAGATGAAATCGGGGTTCCTTCGGTCAGATTGCTCACATTAGTGCCATCGGCTGTGGTATTCCACTGGAACATGGTGATGCTGTTGTTCCCAGTGTTGGTGGGCAGGTCATACTTCGTTCCGTAATTGTTCAGAACGAGCGTTTCAGCAACGCCGTCCAGAAGTTTTTTGGAGAACAAAGCCTGAAACTGATCGCCCAACGAAGCTGGGTTACCTTGAGTCATCATAGCCATATTGTTTTACCTCAATAGAACTGATTAGAAGCCGTCAGCTTGCATCGCCAAATTCCTGACATAAGACTCAGCTTCCGCTGTGGTCATATCAGTAATCTTCTTGTCGCCCATAGGCGCAGAAGGATTGGAAGATCCAAGTGACATTCTTCCTTTCAGTTTTTGATTTTCGGCCTTTAACCGCTCGTTCTCTTTCACAACATCCGCAGCAGACTCCCCAGCGAGTTGCAGCTTTGCCAGAGCATTGGCAAGGACAAGACCGTCTGGATGACGGTTCAGGAAGTCCTTCACCATTGGGTCTTGATGTCCCATATAGGACATAGTCGTCTGATAGAGATCAGAGGACTTATCCGTTAGGTCTGGGTTCTCTTTTACAAGATTGTCCCAGTTCTGGCGTACACGACTCTCGAATTTAGCTTGCTGATCGGCTTGGATACGAGACCTGCGAAGGTCATCCTCCTCGATAGTATTTGCTTTTTTGCGAGCTTCGGCAGCTAGATCATCACGACCTTCGTCCTCCCAGTCCTTAGCGTACTGACGGAGTTCTTCTGGTGTGTAGGCTTCACGGGCATTACGGGGAGGAGCAGCTCTAAGTTGCTCAACCTCCTGTTCCAGTTTTGCCCGTTGCTCCGCAAACTCCTTCTGCTTTTGATTGAACTGCTCCCAGAGATTGCCGAGACGATCTCGGCTTTTCTGGCGTTCTTCACCAACATCAAGGCTTCTGATTTCCTTGGTGATTGGATCTTCGCTTTCAGAATCTGTTGCGGATGCTGTGCGACGAGTGGCTTTTTCAGCCGTTTCCTTCTGACCCGCAGACGGGAGTCCGTCTGTTTTACGGGGAGCTTGTGCTTCGACCTTGGGTTCGGAAAAGCCATCGACCTGTGCTGCTAGTTTTCCGAGTTCCTGTAACTCAGCATCAATACTCTTACCTGCCCCGCTCGTTTCACCCGATTGAGGTGTCGTTGCTGGTTCGGTTAATACTGCTTCATTGGACATAACGGAGTCCTTTCTTTCCCGAAGTTTAGGGGACTAAATGACCGAGATCTGCCATGTCCCCTTCGCTGGCAGGCTCGGAATCTTTACTTAGATCACTGGCACCTAGATAGTCTAGGTAACTGACCATCTCTCGACAGCCAATCGACTTACCAGCCTCAAACGGATTGCCACCAGCCATGCAGGCTCGGGCATCCCGAAGAGCGCAGTATCCAAGCAAAAGTATTTTCAGTCTTGCGCCAGACCTAGAGTTTAGAAATTGAACAAGTGCGGTACGGTCTTCATCGATCCACTTTGCTTGCGATGAATTAGAAAAGGAAAAGACACGCCAAGCTGCGGAAAAAGCCCTGATGAATTTGTATAGTGTCGCCACTTGTGGAAAGTGCTACAGCTCAACTGGCTACTGTCAACTGCTAAACAGTTATTATTTTTGGCGGGGTATCAGCCCTGCTTTTATCTTAGTTTTCTTTTGTGTCTTCTGTACGACTGGCTCCTGCTTTGGCTCGTTTCGCTCAAGCCTTGCAAGGTCTCTCCAGTCCTTGAAGTACCCGTCCTGCAGATGAGGAC